GTCTAGAAAGAATTCTATGTGAACTTTCAACCCCTCCCACCCTACCGATAGATACAGATGAGAAAGGTTCGCGTTCAGATAGAATTCTTTGAAATTTTCAAACTTTTTGAGATTCGTTACCAATCTCACGCACAACCATCACATCACCCTGTATCCACACCTTCGGAACCTGGCCATCAACGGCCTTAAAAGGTTTATCCATGTACATTGCTGTGGCCGCTTCGTCATCGCATGACAACACAGCGTCAAGCAAGATCCCATCAAGCCAAACTTCACGACGACCGCGACAATCCAAATAGTGATGTTTCATCTCATTCATTCCCATTAGTTATGGTTGGCTTATAACACACTTGCGACCGAATCCACCATCCTCGGTCGCGGTCTTGGTGCTGTGGCAAGAGTGGCACAGCGACTGCCAGTTGGTGTTGTCCCAGAAGATCGTCATGTCACCCTTGTGAGGCACGATGTGGTCAACTTCAGTAGCTGCAACCACCAGGCCCGCACGCTCACAGTGAACGCACAAGGGATGTGATCGCAGCCAACCTGCTGATGCCTGCTGCCACCTGTAGCTATAGCCGCGGGCTGCGGCTGTCTCGCGTGGCATGTGCCTTGGTACTGAATCCTTCTTGGGCTTCAGCTTGCCTGGACGTGTAGGCATCAGACCGGATTCCCATCCATATCCCGCAATGGTTGGTTGTCCGGGTCATCACCTGCCATCACATCAATCAGTACCTCTAGGATCTTCTGGTTCATCTGCACCAATGCGTTCATCGCTTCCACTTGGTTGTTGATTGCTTGGGTCAGTTCGTACAGCTCGCGTTCGATTGACATTGAATCTCTCCTTCATCATGGCTAAGTAGTGTTTGGCAATCTCTTTACGTCGTTCACAACCTTCACAGATCTTCACGGTTTGGCCACGTTGGCTGCGCCGCACCAAACCGCTCCCAGCTCTGTCAACTGGTACTCACCTCTACCAATGTGCTTCAAATACCCTTTTGCCATACACCTACGCACCAATGCCTGTACGTGTACGGTTGTACACTGATCCTTCAGCAAGAAACCTTTCATGTACTTACGCATGTGGCTTGTGTAGATCGGGCGTTTCTGTCTGATGCTCATGCGTACAACGTATCTATCAGCGTCTTCAATGTCTTGTCGGCTCATATCTCACCTCAAAAGGTTATGGTTACAGTAGCAGTCGGGTCCGCTGGCTCTATACGTAACACACATACCCGACACATCATTTCACGTAAAACGTATGTGTTCATTTGGCTACAGTAACTTTATAAATAAATTATAACTACTGTAACCTTTGTCACTCCAGCCCTTTAAATCCGTGGCTCTCAGCCGGTTATAGTTCTAAGTCTGAACTGCGACCGAACTGTGTACCATAACCGTTCTATCCAAATGTTCCTTGATTCTATCTTCAGATACAGAATTCTTTGCCCAAACCCGATGCGCTCCACCTTTCCACTTGGTTACACCAACCCATCTATAACCCAAGTCGTTCAGCAGCTCTTTCACCTTGCGACCCTTCGGTAGATCCACACCTTCCATGACACAGATAGCCGACATAGCCTTAGTCAAGCATGCCGACGACAGCACCAAAGGAGATACACCGTACGCCCCCGTGGCAATCACTTGGCGTGCAATGGCGTGATCCTCATCATCCCCACTACCACGCATGCTTTCTTTCTCAGGCGTCCAAGGTGCATGGCCGTTAGGATCGAACGTTGCGGGTATCGCCATAGACAGCAGCCAGGCGCGCAGCTCGCCAGCGTGCTTGTAGACCGTGTTCCAGATCACATCATAAACCTCGGCCATCGACACAACACCGTGAGCCCTGGCAACGTCTGCGATGCGTTCATAGGGGCTAAAGATGATCCACCAGCGGCGGTCTTCATCCTCAAGGGGTATGGCATCGCCGTGGTTGGTAAAGCAGATGAAATTGCTCACGTTCACAACGGGCAGTTGACCCTTGCCTTTACGGTTGATGGTCACGCGGCTGTTTGTAACGTTCTCCTTGATAGCGTTGGCAATTGCATAGCGGCCCTTACCCTGCATCCACAATTCTTCCATGCCTATGACGCATGCACCGTGCGCCCAGTCCGTAAAGCCGCCACTGTTCATTACGATAGCCGGACCTGCTGACGAAACGTTGCGAGCGCCCATAGCCGCCCGAAGCACTTCCAGCAGCAATGACTTGCCGTCACCGGGTATCCCCTTGAACACAGGTGCATAGCGAATCTTGGTGCCGGGGTTCTGCACGTTGAAGGCCATGTAGGCCAGCACGCCGCCATACACGTCCTGGCGCCCACCGCAAAACAGCTCAAGGTGCTTAGCGAACGTGTGGATGCCTTTGATTCCTTCGGGGGTGTAGGGGGATATGAGGGGGATGCTGCTTTCGCTGTACAGGTTGGCGTATTGGCGAAAGTCATGGGTAAAGATAGGTTCGGCGCCAGGTAGATACATCGCATCGTAAACAGTCTGCATGTCCCAGCGTTCCAAGCACCATTTGGCCGCGTCTTCACGGTCGCCATTCTGTTTGGCTGGCATAGCGCGGTTGAAGGTAGCTTGAAAGGTCGTACGGGTCATCGGGGTGGCTGTAGGCACGTGAAAGAATATGTCGCCCTGGCCGATGTACACATGTTCTGTTGCGAATATCGGTATACCGATATCGACTACTTCCTCAAGCACCTTTTGACTACGCACCATCTTGCGGCACTGGCCAATACTCGCCGGGATCATGAAGTCTGCAAGGCGGTCTTTCAGGATCGCTGCAAGGCGCTCACGGTCCAGCATTTCGATAGAGCTATCGGCGGCAATGCCAGGCACCACCACATTGCGCAATTCCAGCTCATCGGCTTGCAAAATCTTCTGCTGCCAAGCATCGCTTACCGCACGCGCTTCATCCGTGGTCGCCACGGTCATTTGCGTTACGCGCTGTTCCTCGACATAAACGTTCGATACGCCAGCCACGGCCTTAGCGATTGTACCGGCCAGGTAGGTTGCGTGATTGGTTACGTCCCACTTATCCCGCTTCAGTGCCGAACGGTTCATCAGGCGTTCAATACGTTCAGCATCGCGGCCAGTCCAAAAGGCCAACTGAAACGCCAAGGCCGAGTCAGCATGTGAGGCGCCGAACGCGTCATCACTATCAGGCTCGGGCGGGTATGTGTGCTTCAATACTTCAACGTTGCGATTCCACAGGTCGGCAAACGCTGCACGGCCAGCAACGAGTGAGCCTACGCTACCTGACTGCATGGCGCGGCGTAATAGTTCCTCATCGTCATACGGGCCGCGATAGGCCGGGTCAACACCCACACCTTCACGCGTCAACAGCTCGTTGGGTTTGAACCAATGCCCAGCAATCACCCCAATCTCAGCCGTGTGATCAACATCAGCAGACCCTGTGGCCTTGTCAGTCAGTCCGAACGCAATACCCCGGCCTTCCGTGTAGAACTCAAGCCCGACAGCCTTGGCGACCGCTGGGCAACTGCTGTGGGGTGGTACAAGGCCGCGCCCAATCCAGTGCAGACCCTTTCCGCTTGAAGACCACTCACAGAACGCACCGGGCAGCGCCTGGAACAGATAGGCCGCTTCCTGGCTCAGCTCACCACCAGCACCTACCACGCCGTCAGCGTCGAGGAACCAATAGCCGCAGTCGGCGGTGAACCACCAGCCGAGCGTCCAGGCGTTGTGACCGTCCCGCGCTCGCAGCATTGCAAGGTTTGTCACGGCAGTGGTGTAGTCCACCCACAGCGCTTCGGGACCACCCTGTTCTTTGAGCAAAGGGGCGCCAGTGACATAGCTGGGGGTCTTCAGATACTTATTCTTTGCAGCGTCCCACACCAGGCGATAAACAAAAAAATGTGGGATAGCTACTACGCCGCCAAGCGCTTGGGCTAGCGTTGTTTCGGTCATAAAAGCACCTGTTCTATAGGGTCGTTGGCCCGCCTAGTAAATCATAAATAAGAAGGGCGCACTAGGCGCCCGATTTCGTTACGTTATAACCTGTATGACACAGCCGCCCGGACACGATCCGCAGCAAATAGGCTGATGCGTAATGCGAGTTTTTGCGCCGAATGTGAAACCGCCTACGCTTACACCATCAGCAGTGCGTGTAACGCCTAACTCGGCTTCCTCGCTGGGTGTCAGATCCTCGCAGCATTTTTTAGGTTCCCCATTACCATTTTCCAGATAAAAGCATCCATTTGCGTTGCACGTTTCCACAGTCGATGCGCCGCACTGCCCGCATTTATTGCTCATCAAATCACCTTCACATTCTTTGCATTAAATTGACCTGGCAACCACAGCCGCGACGGTACACCCTTATGCCACTCGCAGTACGCCCCAGGCTTGCCGGTCGACTTGGTTACGCGGTGCCATTTGCCGTCATGGCTTTGCAGCTTGTGGGTGGCGCTCACAGCGCTTTAAACACGTAGTGAGCCACCAGCACCACGGCGACCAAGGCCACGGCCCACCAGTCCAGCCGCACCACCATTGGCCGTGAAGCCTTGTCTAGCTGTTCGTCTTTTTCGTTCAACAAAGCGTTGAGCATGACTATTTCACGCCGCATACGTTCTTCTTTCGGCATGCCACCGGGCGTTTCTAGCCCTTCGGTGAACAGGGCTGTATTGATGCCAAGTTGCGACGGTCGTGGGTTGCCTTCATAAACAAAGCTAGCGGGTTCACGCACAACGCCTGCAATCTCATCTTTTGGAGCGCCCGTATAGCCGCCTGTAACGAACGGCGCAACCGGTAGTTTCTGACCATTGCCAAAACGACGCACAGCCGCTTCCAACTTTGGATTCTTTTTCATGTCAACCACCTTCCAGTTGCCTTTATTCGATTCGATCACGCTCCCATCAGGGAACAGAAAACGCTTGGTGTCGCCGCTGCACACAATACGCGTTGCTGTGGCCAACAACGGACGCAGACCATCAACCGTGAAGTACGACATACACACCAGTTTGCGAGCTGTTGTAAGTTTCATTTCAGTTCCCCGGAAACATCAGATACTTAGCGACAGGCATGTCAGGGCGTTTGTTTTGAATCCACCCGTCGTCTCGCGGTTCGCATGCTTCAACGACGCCAATTTCGTCCAATTCAAGCAATAGACTCTCGCTGTAGAGATAATAGGCAACCTGCAATTCTTGTGGTTGCGTTTTCAAGAACTCAATTAATTCCGAAACAGTCATTTCTGATCCCTCACAAATCATAATTAACGATTGGCATTCAAGGCCTTAAAAACCCGGCTTTCGCCGGGTAGCACCGCCAGACCCTGAATAGTGCAGGCGAACTATCTCACAGGTTCAAGACTCGCGCAAGCGGTAACAATCGCCCGGCACTGTGCGTTGATCAAGTCCTGCGCGTTCGGCTCGCTGTGCATGACAGCAACACATGGATCATGAATTGAATCCCCGTAGGCCTCAGCGCCGTAGAATGTCAGTGTCACGTTTAAATTGCGATCCTGTAGCAACTGCATAGCCTGGTGAATGCTGGTCAACGGGTGCATGTGCTTGTACTGCACCTGCAAACCCTTTGCGGCCATCAGCCAGCGCGTACCGTTGCGCTCTTTCTCATGCACACGATAGCCACACGCCTTCAACGCACGCCGCTCAAGGTCTAAGTCTTCAAGGTTCATTTCATCGCCTCGATTTGTTCGTCAGTCAAGCTGCTGAATTGTTTGCAAAGTGCCTCGAACGTCTCGGGCTCTACGTGCTGTTTGAACGCCTTGACCAACAGGCTTTGGCGTTGTGCTTCAATGTGGCGCGTATATAGTTTGACCTTCAGCGATTCCACTTGCTGCGTAAGACTTTTCAAAGCCCCGTTAGTTTTGCGCGGTTTAAGTTGTTTACTGCGCAATTCCAGGATTTGCAAACCCAAACGCCGGTTGGCGTTCACCAAATAATCGTTGCGGGCGCGTAGCTTTTCACGGCATAGCAGCCAGTCAACAAAGGCTTTAAGCTTCATCAGGGTCTACCTCGATTTTGCCCATCCAATAAAGCTGACGTAGCACTTTTTTAGACGGTTCGTAAGTGTGCCGGGGCACTGGTAATTGTTCAGGCCAGGTTTCGTCATGAACAACGTTGATCAAACGGGTAAGCATTTCGCGCCAGTCGTCGTAACCGTAGCGCGTGACCAAGGCGTCAAGTTTCGCTAGGTCGGACGGTCCCAGTGGTAGGGTGCGTTGCTTGATCCCTTTTAATTTGTCCTGGGCGAGTTTGTCCGCCTTCTTTTCTTTGTTGCTCTTGGCTGTCAAGGGCTTTCTCCATATCACGAACAGCTTGTTCTAAGCGGTCACGCCAGCTCATACGACTTTTTGAATGTGACACTTGACCCGTCCTCAAAGTGGAAAATCACATAGGTCGGCTGGCAATCACGCCAAACCATCAAAGCGATTGCCTTTGCGTACGGGTCAGCATCAGCACGTACACGCTCAGCCTGCGTCATCAGCCTAATAATTGCACCTTGGGTTTGAATGGCCATCACAACAGCTCCGTGCGCACAATCTTGACGCTGTTGTCTGCCTCGAAATGCAACCGTACCTGGCGCCCGCTGATGGCTGCGATGGTGATTTTGCATTGGTGCCCATTGCTGTAGTCGTTTTCAGGCGTCGACTCAAGCAGTCGCATCCACACATGATCAGTACGTTGAACGAACGGACCTTTGAACCGCTGCACTTCCATGTACACCTTTTTCGGATGCACTTCACGGATGGTCAAAACCAGCGCATCCCCAATCTTTACCGACTCGCCAGGCTTGCGCGTTAAAATGAGCTTACCCATTGTCCACCTCACACACGTACAGGGTTTCAGTGCCCGTTTTGTTCAGAGCTTCGGCCAACGCGGCGCACAGCTCGGGGCCATCTTCAGTGAAGAAAGCGGCTTGATTATCCGGGGCTTGACCTGGCGCCGTAGCAACCAGCATTGCGAAGATTAAGGCTTGCATTTTTGTATCCCTCAAAGGTTACAGCCAGGAAGCAACGCCAAGGTGTTCAGCGCTGTACGGGTATGCTTGTTCGAAGCGGCGTGGGCACCAGTTTGCGCAGCATTTTGCCACTTTAGCCGCGTAGCTCGCGTCATAACCAAATGCACGCAATGCGACGAAAGCTTGAACGATTGTCAGCTTCGCACCCACGTTATCTGGCAAGCGCGAACCGAGTGTATAAAGTTCGTCTGAAAGCTTCACCAGTTCGCCGCGTTGACGTTCATTCAATTGTTGCTTACTTTCAATTTTCAGCAGCACCAATGCTTTAGCTTGCAGATATTGAATTTTCATTTTTGAATCCCTCAAAGGTTGGTGTAGGCGAACTATAAATCATAATTAACGATTCGCGCAACAGGCAAAGCAAAAAGGCGCTAGGCGCCCAAAGCTTCTGCCCATGATTGGACAACTGCGGCGGCTTCCTTGCGCATCTTGGCGGGGGCCGTGCGGGCGTATGCATCACCCAAGGCCAGACCCTGCGCCAAGATTGTCAGGTTGCCGCGCTCGATACCGGCGTAAAGTACCGCTTGGCGCAACGAATGGCGCTGACCAAAATAGCGATTGACCAGACCATCGGTTACTTCGCCATCTAGTTCCTTGACGATCATCAAGCGGTTGAGTTTGTTGTACCCAACGCGTTCAGCAATCGTGATCGCCACGGCCAACAACTGTTCCTTTCGGTCTGCTGGCGCCATTCGTGTTTTAGCCATCGGTAAAGCCTCATAAATTACGGTTGATGCGAGCTTACGTTAATTAGGGTGCGCTAGCAACCCAGCCAGCGTTCCAGATATACCATTTGGGCGAGCCATCTGCGTAAGGATTGGTTGTGATCGCAAATCCTTCTTTTTCGGCCTTGACGCCTTCCAAGTACCAACGGCTATTTTCAATCGTTTTCATGCTGACAGCCCTATCGCAATGGTTGTGCAAATCGAACAGAACACGAATTGTCCCGTGTGTCCGTCAGGGAATGCAAGGGTGAACCCCAGTCCGCAAACGCCAATGGCTAGGTATTTCATTTGCCCGCCCGTGCAGCCGTCCAGACTTCTTGAGCAAACGCCTTGTAGCCCTGCTCATGCTCGGCGGGCATCTGCACACGCGCAGCGTACAGAGGAAACCACTGATCAAACGTGAGCTTTGTCACGGCTGCGGTTACTTTCTTCTTACCAGCGGCCTTGGCTTGCTCGAGCTGCGTGGCCAGCACTTCCCCAGCTTTGTCGCCATGCTTGCGCACAGCAGCCGCAGCGATGGTGGGCGATACGGTGCCCGCCTTGACCTGTTCGTGTACGTCGGTGTTGCCGTTGGCCAGGTCAAGAATGCGTTTGATGGTTGCAACCTGTTCGCCGCTACGCTCGGCAATCTGCTGCACGGTCCATTGCATGGCCAATAGCTTGTTGTACACGCGCCCCACGCCCAACACATCCACTTCAGCGCGCTTGGTGCTGGTGGCCTGGCGCAACAGTTGGTCGGCGTCGTTACCCACGAACGGAGTGATAGCGATCCAGGCGTCATTTTCCTTCGGTGTGCGGGCCAGCGTGCCGCGTTCGTCCATCTTCTTGTAGGCGAACCGGCGTGTATGCCCCTGCACGACCCACACGCCACCTTCAGCACGCGGGCGCACTTCCAGCGCTTCAACGGTGCCCCCGGCTTCAAGGTACGCCACCAGCTCATCCACAGACTGTTGGTACTTGGGCGAGTTGTAGTCGCGGATGATGTTGAAGCCTGGCAGTTCGTGAATGTCTTCCAGGCGGCAAAACAAGCCGGTGTCAGTGCGCTTGAGGGTGCCATCACGGCTCAGGGTGCGGATAGTTGGCATGTTCATCATTCAGAATCCTTGAGCGACACGCCGCAGAAAGGGCAGTAGTTGCAGCAAATGAAGGTATCGACCTTCACGCGTTTGAATCCGCCAGCTTTTTTCGGGGCGTAATACTCGCCCTTCACATCAACCACGGCCAAATCTTTCAGGCCATTTTCAGTAAAGGCGAACTTGTATTGCGGCAAAGCTACATCGAAGCGCTCAGAACCTTCCGGCGCTTTCGATTTGATATGCTCGACCACTTTTTCGAGATACACCTTATTGCAGTTGCACTGACTCATTTGCGTTTACCTTTGGTCTGTTTGCGGAATTCTTCCCACTCGACAAGGCTGACTTCGCGCCAATGCTCGGTGGGCGTATAGGTGCTGGTGTCATCGGTGCGCACCAGCCGGTTCAAATCATTTACAAAGTAGCGCATGTTATCGACCCTCATGTCTTCATCGTTCCAGCCTGCGCACCACTGGTATAACGCTTGGGTTTTACGACTGTGCGGGTTGGAGTCGTAACCCTTTTCGGCTATTCGAGCTTTGCGCCCCGCACAGTAATGGACGTTCATTTGACTCCAAAGCACCAATCGTCAAGCTGTGCGTGGAGTGCTTCAGCCTCGGCGGCGGTCAGCAAAACGCTAAGCTTTTGACCTTGTTCGTTGTGTACCACTATTGCGAAAAATTCACGCGGCACACCGTTAAACACTTCATCTTCAGTGACGTAGGCCCGCATGTGATCGGTCGGGGTGATAGCGCAGGTATAATCTTTGGTGTTGCTCATTCTCGAAAACTCCCAGGCCCCGTAGCGAAGCCAACGTCACATCCATAGGAAAGCGCAAGCTCTGTGCATCGAAGTTGCGCCGTTTCGTGTTCGTCGCCGCTGAAGACCCAGCCAGGTTCTTTGATTTCTCGGCCAACGAACTGACCAATGATCGTTCCAACCATCTGCGGCGTGATCAACCGTTTGCGAAAGCCCACAAGATCCCAAGACCTGATGCGGGCGCCGCGTGCTTTGGTTTCGTTGAACAACCCGAAGCGCACAGGCGTGCCGTTCTTATCAGGCAACACACCCTTGTTGTTGCGGGTCAACAAGCAACCATACTTAGGCGCCTCAAGCACTACCTGTGATTGTGCGTACGCCTCGCTGTGGGTCATCCCGAACTTGTCAGGCTCGTTGGTCACGCCATCGGTTCCTTCCAGCCCCATGCGCCGCTCAAGCTCAATCAGCATGTGCATAGGTATGCTGAAGTCGAAGCCCCATTGCCTGATGGTACTCATGCCCACCACTTACCGTACAAGACGGCCTGAAAGAGTTGGATACGGTCTGACTTTTCCATCAGGTTGTACTTGCGGGCCAGCTCGGTCGCGGTGCTGAAGCGCTGGTAAAACGCCTTATCAGTGGTGACGATATAGTTCATGTCACCTTTGCGGTACGAATGGAACACGTTATTTTTGTCAGCGTCCAACGCCATTTCAGCAGGCAACGAACCTTCCTTTACAAAGCCTGCTTCCAGGATTTTAAGTTCCATCACCGCCAAGTTGCCGATGCGCACAAGAACCAAAACGTCTTGGTCGGTATCCAGCGGCGGCGGGTTGCAAGTGATGCGGCTGCCAACAAACTGGTACTTGGTGAAATAGTGCGCAAAGCCCACGGCAACCGGTTCAGGCAAGCTCGGTGCCTGTCCACAAGTTCCCCAGTTATCAGCCATTGAAGGTTTCATTGGAGCGTAATGTGGTGCTGGTGCTGGTGCTGGTGCTGGTGCTGCCTCGACCCCGTACCCAGCAGTTTGTACGGGGTCGAGGGTCGGCAATTGATAGGCTTCCACAGCGGGCAAAGGTGTAAGAGTACCTTTCGCCAGTGTTCCAACATCCAGCCATTTGCCCCTAAACCAACGCAACCAATTCAGTTCCTCACCAGCTTTGTAGTACCGGCTCGCAATGTCGATATGCGTAGCGCCTTGTGGTCGAATAATGCTCATAGTCGTGTCACTCATTCAGGGTTGTTGGATAGAGTCTAAATCGTTAATTACGATTCCGTCTAGCTTTTCTTTGATCTTTTCAATCAACGCGGTTGCGTCGGCTGTCTTGAGGCTGAAGGCCGACAGCATGTCAATTTGAAACGTGTAGAAGAACCGTTGTACGATCTTGCTGTTTGGCTCGCCTGGATAGAGCCCAGCCCACCAAGCCGTGTAATGCCGCAATAGTCGCTGTGTGCTGCGCCTGGCGTGAGCATCGTTCTGAAGCTTCAGTCCAACAAACGCCGGTTGACCAGGTGGGATTGGGACAAACGAACTCATCACCCCTTCAGCATCGCCCAGCATCTTGCGGCGTTGTTCGTCAGTCAGTTCGAAGATGTCACCGCCTACAAGGTTGGGGGCTGACCGACCTTTCTCATCGGGCATTGGCTTTTCAGCACCGCACCAAGGGCAACGCGGCTCGATAATTTCGTAGGGGTTCTCACACTCAGGGCATGCAATGGTGGGGATAGCGTCAGAAGGTCCGCCACGCTTGGCGCGACGATCAAGGGTGAACACGCGGGGCTTATCTGGCAGACCGTGGCGCAGTACGTTACCAACGTGATCAAAGATATAGGCGAAAGGTTTGGGCGATTCGGCAATGTGCTGTTTGCGTTGAGCAACCGTGAAGGTGTCCCAAGCGTTCATCAGCAGTCGACTGATCATCAGACGGGTTGCACGGTTGAACTGTTGCATGAACAGCGGCCAGGACGCGGTGGGGCGCCCCATGCTCAAGCACTCAATGGCCGGTAGGTCGAAACCTTCACCGAACAGGTCGACGTTCACCAGCTGCAAGATTTTGCGGTCTGCGTACAGTTTCAACTGTTTGTTGCGCTCGGCTTCAGGCGTCTTGGAACTCAGCACCACGGCAGGTACACCAGCAGCATTGAACGCCGCAGCAATCTTGGTGGCTTCACTCACGTCGACAGCGAACGTAACGCCCAACATACCCTTGGCGTGCTTGCAGTAGGTCGAGACGATATCGCCCACAATGGCCGTGGATTTCGCCATAGCCTTGCGTAACTGCACTTGGTTGTAGTCGCCAGTCTCGGTAATGTCGACGCCGGATAGATCCAGGTCAGTTGGCTTAGGGCACCAGATGCGATACCCAGTCAGATAGCCGTTGTCGATACCCCAGCGCATATCAGGGCCATCAATCAGCAGATCCGCCACACCGTCATTGTCGATGCCAAGACCCATGCCGTCAGCGCGTGCAGGCGTGGCAGTCAGCAGCAGGGTTTGCAATCCAGGGTTGCGGCAAAGGTGCCATGCACGTCCCCACTTATTCATCTTTAGAAAGTGGTGCGCCTCATCGCCAATGAACTTGGTTGTACGCCTGAACAGATCATCAAGCGGATTCATTCCCACCAGCGTGTCAACGCTCGCAACGTTCCAGGCGCTGTGGGGGTCTACAAAGTTGCGGCCCAGTTCCTCGATATGGTTGTTACGTGCCTGGCGTTTGGTTGCCTCGCTACCAATGATTGAATGCTTGATGCCCTCGCGTGCAAGTTGCTGACTAATCTGCGTGACCAACACCCCACGGTGCGCTGTAACTATTCCATGCCCGTCGTGATCGTTGCACACCTTGCCAATAACGGGTGTCTTCCCCATACCACAGGCAAGCCGGTACATCACCGTTCGAATGTCGTTACCCCACGCATCGTAAGTCTTGGCCACGCCCTCGGCTTGGTAGCCGCGTAGCACCGTCATTTAAAGTACTCGCGCAGATAGATACGACGCCAACTATATTCGGTGATTTTTGATTTCATCGTGCAGCATTGCGCGTGTGGCATCGGGTACAGGGTCAACTGGTGTTCAATGCCGGTGCGCTCGTTTACGCAGATCAAATGATATAGGCGTTCCATTGAGCGTTATTCCTTGGTTGCGTCCAACGCCAAAGCGCAGACATTGATTTGACGTTCCATCGTATCCTTGAGGCTTTCAAGTGTTTGCCGTAACCATTTGTTGTTTTCTTCAAGCTGTGCGGTTGGATACGCTACCTGCGCGCCGGTCTTTTCAATCGCTTCGATAGATACGGCTGGATGTGCCGAACCCTGCACCCACAAACGAATCGAACCACCTTCTATAAGCGCTCGCAATTCTTCCTGCGTTGGTCGCCATTCAGAAATCATCCACCCTTCAGGATGGTCAACGATTGGAAGCCCGACACATTCGCCTTGAGATTCATCCCAATCGGGTGGCTTAGCTAAAACCCGTGTTGCACCGTCTATCTTAACTATTTCCATTTTTCTGTATCTCAATGGTTGCACGTTTCGTAAATTATGATTTAACATCGGTCCCCGTTGCAACCACTAATCCACATGGAACTGACAAATGAAACTGATCATCGACACCGCCCAATCTCCCATCCAGCTCAAAGACGAATTGACCAAGGCTGTGCGTTTCGCCCTCGGCGCCAACTTCTATATCGAAGAAACCGACGCCAACGCACCGGCTTTCACCCAGGCCGAACTGGCCGACCCGCAGACCAACATCCCAAACGTGCAAGCCGTCGCCCCGTTGCCCCCTGTCCAAACGGCTGCACCTGCTGGCGCGACACAGGACGGTGTAGAAGTCGATAGCGAAGGGCATCCGCACGACATTCGTATTCACAGCTCGGGTAAATCCAAAATTGCCAACGGCACTTGGAAGCTCGCCAAAGGCATGTCGACCAAGCTGGATTACGTGGCGCAGATCAACGCGCAGAACAAGTCGCTGTTGGCCGCGCCGTTGCCGTCCGCTGCACCTTCTAACGTCGTGCAGCTGCCACCACTGGCCGGTGTTGCCGCACTTCCAAACCTACCACCTGTAGTGGCTGCGTTGCCTGAACTTCCACCAGTCGTCGCGGTTGCCTGTCCTGAAGTTGAAATCGAGGTGACCGACTACCCAAGCTTTGCCGCCTTCGTCGCGCAGCAGATGTTGACCAAGCCCACCGCCACCAAGCGTGAACTTGACAAGGGCTTGACCCACTATCAGATGGTGGACGCTCAAGGTGCCGCCGATATCACCGCCCTGCAACATCGCCCTGAAGCTGTGATGCCGCTCTACCAGTGGCTGAAACCAGTTCTCGGCTTGTGCCAGGCGGGCTAACCCATGGCCTACGCCATTCGACCATCAGCGGCTTGGATTTGGGGTATCGGCGGGTGCCGTGGCTATGCCGCGATGTGCGCAAAGTACCCTGAAGTCCCTGGCGTCGTGAACGATACTATCCGTGAGGAAGGTATCGCGGGGCATTGGGTAGGCCACATGATGGGGCAAGGCTATATTGTCCCTGAAGGTTCGATGGCACCGAACAAAGTTGAAGTCGATAGCGATATGCTTGAAGGGGCTGAAATGTTCCTTCAAGAGTTGCGCTATACCGGCTTACCGGTTTATCAGGAAGTGACGTTGCCAGCCGTATACATTCACAAGGAATGCGGTGGCACTTCTGATGCATGGGCATGGGACGCGATCAAGCGCAAACTGTACGTTTGGGATTACAAGTACGGCTATCGTTTTGTGGATGCTTTCGAGAATCCGCAGCTTTCGATTTACGTACGGTCTATCCTTGACTACTTGGTTAGCGTTGGCTTGCTTGCGCATGACTTTGACGACCGGCAAATCGAGGTTGAAATGGTGGTTGTTCAACCTCGAAGCTTCAGCGCTGATCCTGTACGTCGTTGGAACTGCACAGCCGCAGACCTGCGCGGATTGTGGAACCTGTTGAAGCACGCAGCTATTGAAGTTATGAGCGCCGACCCTGTTCTAAAGGCTGGTGACCATTGCAACGATTGCCCCGCACGACACGCATGCCCAGCAGCGCAACGGACCACTGAAGTCGGCATTGATTTGTCGGCCAAGATGGTTCCGCACGACCTCACACCAACCGCAATGGGTGACATGCTGCGACGTGTGCAGAAGGCCAAAGAGTTTCTTGATTCGATGGAAAAGGGGCTTGAGGCGCAGTTGCTGCACGCGATTGCAAACGGTCATGTTGATCCGCATTGGACGCATGGTCACGGGCGTAGCTCAACCGTCATCAAGGAAGGTCGGGAAGCGCTGGTAGCATCCCTTTGCGCCATGTACAAGGTAGATCCGTACAAACCGCCGAAGATGAAAACGGCATTGCAGATTCAAGCATTGATTGACCCGACACTGTTGGCGCCTCACATCGAGACGCGGCCAGGTCGCAGAAAGCTTGTTCCATTTACCGCACGCACAGTCAGGAAATTACTCTCATGAAATACACATCGCCTATCGGTCGCATCGTTCAAGGTAACGGGTTGATCGGCAACCCTCAATTCGTTCAAGGTACCCAAACGCCGAAGCTCGGCAAGAACGGTGAACAGCAGGTCAACTGGTACGTGACTGTCGCATTCGACAAGGCCAACCCGAAAACCGGCGAAATGATCGCGGCTATCCAGTCCGAAGCGGCCCGCCTATTTCCGCAATTATTCCCATACGGCTATCAACCCGCAGCACGTGCCGACACCCAGCCACCTATCAACGCTGGTGGCTGCATTCGCAATGACTTTGCCTATAAGGTTGTCGACGGCGACGGCTACGACGCCAACGGTAAGGCACACGCCCTCAAAGAAGGTTGGAAAGGTTGCTGGATTCTGAAGATCAGCAGCTACGCGGGGGCGATGCGCGTGGTCAACGGTTTGACCGCTAACAGTGCGATCACTGAAGTTGGCACAGGCCCTAACCACATCAAGACTGGCGACTTTGTTGTGTGCTGCCTAGATATTTCAAGCAACGGTTGGAAAGGTGACGCGCAAAGTAAGCCAGGGATTTACGTGAACCCTGACCTGTTGCAGTTGGTTGGCTATGGTGATGCGATCATCAGCGGTCCGAACCCTGACGAAATGCTCAAAGACGTAGCAGCGGCTACCGGGGGCTACGTTCCGGCTGGTATGTCCAGCACTCCAAGCGTTGCAGCACTGCCAGGCGCTGTCGGTCTGCCAGCCCCGTTGCAACCTGCTGGCTCGGCTGGCGCACTTCCAGTCATTCCACCGGCCAATACCCTGCCAGGGTTGCCAGCCACCGCACCAGCAGCGCCACAGTATGTTATCAGTCCAGAAGCCGCCGCAGCCGGTCATACGCACGCAGCATTGACCGCGCTCGGTCACACCGACGATTCGTTGATTGCCAACGGTTACTTGGTGCCTGCTCCAGCTCCAGCAGCTGCATCGGCTTTGGCGCTCCCAGGTCTGCCAGGCAACAACGCCGCACCAGCGCTGCCAGTAATCCCTAACCATGGGGTTGTTGCAGCAGTGTTGGCCACGCCGCAGTACGCCGTAACCCCTGCCGTCGCTGCACAGGGCCACACGCTCGCATCGCTGCAAGCTGCTGGCCATACCATCGACGCGCTGTTGGCTGCGCAATACATCACCCGCGTCTAACGTTATGTTGTAACACTTGCGGCGCTCACAACGGGCGCCGCATTTCGTTGAGGTGTCAAATGAGCCAGGTACTTGCAGCACTATTTGTTCAGCCTGACGGTTGCTACGTAAATGACCCATCGATCGATGCATGGCCAGAAGCGCGAGACGCAAGACTTTATGACGGCGAACTTCCAGTTATAGCCCATCCACCCTGCCAACTTTGGGGTTCTATGGCTGCTGTAAATTTCAAACGTTGGGGCGGCGAACACAACCGCCCTGGCAATGACGCTGGCTGCTTTTCATCGGCTTTGTGCAGTGTTGTGCGCTGCGGTGGAGTGTTGGAGCATCCAGCCAAATCAAGAGCGTTCGCAGCATACGGTTTGCCAGCACCTGTCGGCGTCGGTTGGAAGCGTTCAGGCCTGCACGAATGGGTGTGTGAGGTTTGGCAATCGGCGTATGGGCACAAGGCCAACAAAGCTACATGGCTTTACTACAGCAGCGCAATTAACCCCCCTTTTGAACTTGATTGGTCAAGGCCGCGTGGTAGCCATCAGATAGGGTTTCACGATCAGCGCGGCAAAGCTGCGAACAAACCGACGCTCAGCAAGCGTGAAGCAAATGCAACCCCTTTGCTTTTCAGAGAAATGTTGATTCGTTTGGCGTTGCACTCTAAAGGTGTCACGCAATGCTGATGCCACTGCCAACCCTCGCACCCTTACCGCTTCCACCACTCAAGAAACCCTTTGACCTTTCGAAGTGGGTCGAGTGTGACACCGAGTGCGTGCGCAACTATTGGCTTTGCAAGTTCCGGCTACCCGACGGCACCTATCGCGAGTGGGCATCTTGGCCAGGCCACCCGCTTGACGTTGAAGGTCTGCGTGCCTTCCTGCACAGCGTACCTGGCATCATCACCTTTAACGGCACTGGGTACGACAACCCAATGATCGCTGCGGCCCTCACAGGCGTAGACAACGACACGCTGAAGAACATGAATGACGCGATCATTCCAGGCAAGGGTAAGAAAGGCATTCAGTGGTGGGAGTTTTACAAGTCTTTCCGCATCCCTGAACCGACGTGGGGGCACATCGACCTACAAGAGCCCACACCAGGCGTCAAGATCAGCCTGAAGATTTACGGCGGGCGTATGCACTCCAAGCGTATGCAAGACCTGCCGTTCGATCCGGCTGCGATCTTCGGCCCCATGGACCGTCTAAACAGTTCGCTCTACTGCGGCAACGACTTGGACACGACACACGCATTACGCAACACCATCCTACCCCGCCTCAAGCTGCGTCACGAAATCTGTCAGCAATACGGCATCGAAGTAATGTCAAAGTCTGATGCGCAGATAGCCGAGGCGGTGTTTAAAGCCAAGCTGCCCAACCCGCCACAGAAGACCTATCTGCCGCACGGGCACTCGTTCAAGTATGTCGCCCCCGCGTGGCTATCATTCGTTTCACCCGAGCTACAGCGCGTCCTGGCTATGGCTCAGCGTGTTGATTTCGTCCTAAAGAACCCCGATGAACTGCGCGTATCTGACGATGAAAAGGTTTACGACTCAGACGGTCGCGAAATCAAGTCGGGGATCAAGTTCAGCGATGAGTTGAAAGGGCTTGATATCAAGATTGGCAAATCATTGTACCGCATGGGTATTGGTGGCCTGCACAGTAAGGAGAAAAAGCAGCACTTCAAAGCCTCACCAGGCCGCTGGACGATCACAGACCACGACGTAAACAGCTACTACCCAACCCTCATGCTGTTGATGAACATGTATCCAGCGGGCACCGGCCCTGCGTTCATCGAAGTATTCCGCGAAATCTATAACACCCGTCTGCACGCCAAGGCTATGCAGATCAAGTGCGAAGCTGCTGGCGACACCGAAGGCGCCGAGAATTGGAAGACCATCAGCGATGGTCTGAAGATCGTACTTAACGGTACGTACGGCAAGCTGGGTAGCCGTTATAGCTTCCTGTTCGCACCAGAACTGATGATCCGCACAACCCTATCCGGCCAGTTCGCTTTGTTGATGCTTATCGAGTCGTTCGAGTTGAGCGGCATTCGTGTCGTATCGGCCAATACTGACGGCATCGTGGTGGTCACGCCGGTTGGTTTGGAGTGGTTGCGCGATCAGTGTATTAAGTCATGGGAACTCAAGACGGGCTTGGAGACTGAAGCCACTGAATACACCGCGATATATAACGCCAACGTAAACAACTACATCGCCTTCAAGCCTGACGGTAAGCACAAGGCAAAGGGTTGGTACGGGGAAAGTGGCGTGGTGCCCAAGGCCAGCCCATCGGGCAAGTCGCCTGGCATGGATATCTGTAATGACGCTGTGCTGGCCTATCTACGCGATGGAACCCCCGTGGCTGCAACCATCATGGCGTGCAAGGACGTGCGGCGGTTCATTGTCATCAAGAACGCCAACAACCCAGCAGGCGGCGCAATCGAGGAACGCACCGGGGAGAACGTCGGCAAGGCGCTGCGGTACTACTTCGCGGTCGGCGTGACTACCGGCTTCAGGTATGCAGGGAACGGTAATCTTGTGGCTGGCAGCACGGGCACCAAGTCTCTGATGGATCTACCGGACGAATTCCCCACCGACGTTGACTACGCTGCGTACATTGAAAAGGCGCTGAAGATGCTCAACAAAGATTTAGGGGTTGCAGCTTAACTGTTATGATTTGCACAAAGGGGTTTATATGAATCTGATGTTAGGCGATTGCCTTGAAATGATGAAACTCATACCTGACGGCTCGGTTGATATGGTGCTGTGTGATTTGCCATACGGGACCACGCAGAATAAGTGGGACGCTGTTATCCCGTTCGAACAGTTGTGGGTGGAGTACAAGCGAATAGGCAAGCCCAGCTGCGCTTTTGTTTTGACTGCCGCCCAGCCGTTTACGTCCGCGTTGGTTATGAGTAATCCGGGGCTTTTCAAGTACGACTGGACTTGGCGCAAAGAAAAAGGGACAGGACACTTAAACGCCAAGAAAATGCCGATGCGCGACAAAGAAGACGTATTAGTTTTCTACGCCGAACAGCCCACATATAACCCCCAGTTTGCAGAAGGGAAACCGTATAACGGTGCGGCCCGTGTGGGTAAAAAGCAGCAGACGGACAATTATGGTAAGTACGCTGCTGTTCGAGAGGACAACGACGGAAAGCGATACCCGAAGCAGGTAATAGAATTTAACTCTGTAGGGCGAGGTGGCGAACACCCAACGCAAAAACCAGTTGAACTTATGGAATACCTGATACGCACTTACACAAACCAAGGCGAGACGGTTTTAGACAACACTATGGGTAGCGGCACAACCGGCGTGGCTAGCGTTAACACTGGGCGGCAGTTCATCGGTATTGAGCGCGATCCGGCGTACTTTGGAATCGCACGCCAGCGTATCTACGATGCTTTAGTTGCTAAGGGGCCTGCTGCATTTTGATGTAGGCTCTCTGGCAGGACTGTGCGGCAGTTATTGCGGCGTCAGCGAAAGCCGCCAGCTCTCGATTGCGTTGGATAGATTTGTCGAGCACGACGGCAAGCAAATTCCCGGGATTGCTGGCGGTCTGGCGGCTGGTGCCAGCTCGGGTGGGCGGGCACACTGGGTTGGCGGCAAGAAGTTTTCCGACTTGCTCGCGCAGCCGTTCAGCAGCAGCGTTAGCAGAATCGGCGTCAGTACGTAGCGCTTCAAGTCTTTGTGTCGCATCGGTCTGCACCTTGTTCATTTGCTGTTGGTCGGCGTATTCTTTGGCCCGCTGGGCTTCAGCGTTCTTTGCCAGGGCCTTGGCCACGCTGGCGGTTTCCTTGTCCCAGTCCTGTTGGACAATCGCCTTGCCGTGGTGCACGCCGAATCCCCACACCGCGATAAGCACCACGGCAACTGCCAACGGCTTCCACCACTTCAGGATTAAAAGCCACATACATTCAAACCGAAATCGTACGACTTAGACCATTTGATCGGGTGTGGTTTGCCAGGGCGCCAGCAGCGCTCAGCGTACAGCTTCCAGGCACCTTGCACATCGCCAACAGCTGGTAGTGGCTTGGAGTCGGTCCACATCAGCAGCCGAGCGAACGCAGCCGCCAGCACGTCATCGACTTGCAGCGCTTCCCAAATCGTTTCACTGTTGAACGCAACGCCTTGGTGGTCGCACACTTCCATGGCCAGGCGCGCTGAAGCCTTGTGCAGCATCACACCCTTGATGCCACCGCGCTCGAACTGCCAGTAGCCCGCAGCAGGCCCATTGCCGTACTGGCGCCGAACCTTGTAGCCGTCCGACTCTTGATAGCCGATAGCTGCCAGGATCACCCGCGCCGCTGGCGTGTCCATATTGGATGGCAACAGAGAGAACGCATCGTCAATTGCTTGCTCTGGATAACTCATTGCGCATGCCTCGTTGGGAGCATCTTGGCGACATTGCCACGGGCCTTGGCTACCAGCCCTAGTACGCAACCCCAACCAATGATGTGTAGCCACTGTGGGGCCGCGAAGGACGGATCGATAACCCCGGATATGATGAATACTGCGAAGCCGACAGAGCTACCGGCCAAACCTATTGCAAGAAGTGAGACGCCCCAGCGTTGGCGCGCCCCCTTTGGCCGGTAGCAATAGATGAATAGGAATGTTGCAACGTGGATACAGAACCGAACCCACATCAGAATAGTTTCAAGATCCATCGCTATTGCTCCGTTGCTTGACGAACGGGACGTAACCGAGAATATCTTTAACCCACTTCGGTAGTCCGGCTTTGCTTTCAACCATTGCACCTGCTGCCGTGAATACTGTAGCAATTAAGCCAGCAATACCACCAGACACCAACATAGCCTTTTCGTTCCATGGTGGGCCACCTGGGTAGAAGAACACTCCACCCCCGAAGCCCATGCCGCATGAGAACAGCCCAAGGTATATCTTTTGCCCCAGCGTCGTGGCACCTGGGCGGCTCAACAGGAAGCATGTCCCTATGAGCGCCCCGGCCACTGCAAACGGGTTGATGAGCCCGCCAAGCATGCAGACCCACGCCCAAAATACTACCGTGCATTGTTCCCGCATGGCTCAGTCCCCTTTAGTTTCGGGGATGATAGCACTACGCCTCAGGTGGCGGGAAGTTGTCATCATCGGCAAACATTCGCACGTCGTAGTTCACGGCTGTCATGCTGCACGTTTTCGCACCCTTTGGCTTCACTTCGGTTATAAGCGCGGGGTATATCCAACGATCCGCGTGACCAAACTGAATGATTGGATTCATCATTCCATCATCATTGAACTTTGGTATGAAATCCAAACTAGGAATAGTGAAGTGCTTATTATCGATTCGTGTCGCAGTGTATGGGCCTGATGCTGTACCGTCGCGCCTACGTACAATGACGTTGTAGACGCCGGGTTTAGACCAATCCAAGTTTACTGAAACCCCAAGTGTGACAGTGCCGTCTTCAGCCTTTGAGTAGCTCACCACTTCAGCATTTTGTCCGCGTTTGGGTGTTGAGTCGCCAAGGCCGGCGTAGGACATATAACTACTATTCAATCCTGCAAGCTCAGTCTCGAACTCGTATGAACCCTGACGATATAGATAGCCACGCCGCACTCTCATGCCCCAGCGCCATGCTCGCGTACGGTCGCCAACACCTTCTAGCTTTTCTTTCTTGACCTTAACGCCTGGCTCTAATGTTCCATCGGGTAAGCGCATACGGCATTTAACCGTCTCATTTTGTTTAGTGATATGGTCAAAATATTCAACATCAACCCCATCAAACTGATCGGGCAAACCGCCACCTGTAAAATTGCGCTTCATCGGCTTAAGCATTACTCGCGGGTTGTACACGTGATCGAACGTAACACCCCTTAGCTCATCCCTAACCGGTACAAGAACCCCACGATCAATAGTCAGCTCGCTAAACCCTGGCGTGAGAGCTTGCAGCAAGTAACCTTTAACTGTGTCTTGCTCGGTAATGATCTTGTCATAGTATTCACCGCGCGGTGTCCAACGTGTTGACTCAAGTCTTTCAAGCTCATCGATATTCAAATCTTCAGTGTCAGAATATCCAGCGTCTCGGCATATTTGCCCCACTGTTGCTGATATTTCACGTGTAGGTTCAGCTGCCTGCCAAACACCACCGCGAAGTACTGGTAGAATTCTTGTGCATTCAAGGGACACGAGATTCTCAGCGTTAGTACTGAGCCTGTCACCACCCCTAATGTCACAAGTTATCATGGTCATGCCATCGTACGATGTTGGTGATTTACCATGTATTAGGCCAGCTAAACTGTACCATTGGCTGTTGTCCTTAACTTCGCTGGCACTAGCGAATGGGTTTTGCGGGGGTTGCCTTTTTATGCGGCATTCTGGTCGCATTGGATATGGCAATATTTCGCGAAATGTAAAACCTACAGAATCCATTGACCGTTCTGTCATAACTTTACTCAATACCGTCCATACGCCGCCTATAGCCATGTCACGGTACTCAAAATCATGATAGCTATAGGCTTGATATTCACCACCCTGTGCATTTATCGATATAAGCGTGGTGAATAAAACACTCCATTCAATAGCGTCAACCGTTTCACCAACAGGGCAAGCAGGGAAAGGCCCACGATACCCACCACTATAGTTAGAATCGTCTAGTTTTACTTGGCCCTGATTAGTTGTGCGGTCAGGCCAGCCTCCCCATGTCGTATCGATATTGCCGTTCTCAAGAAGTCTATCAACTGTTAGAATTTGGCCGGTGTTACCTAAAATTTTATACCTGAAATTGGGGTACCCTATAACCATAGTTACGGCGCCAAGTTTTAGACCTGTTGCGGGGGCGCCCCCCAAATAATTAAGCTGCAAAGTGTCGGCAGTTTGATTGGTTATAGTATAGGTGCCAGCATTATCTCCAGCTATTTCAATAATCGAACCTGTTGGTATTGCCAATGCAGCTATATCACCATGTACTATATCGCGGCCACCTATCCCATCGCCGTCACTCACTGTATAGGGATATGGAGACCCTACACGAATCAAGATACCGGCACCCCAATCACCTGGGAAACTTCCCGAACCAATAGCAATACCAATTGTTTTAGCCGAGAATGTAAAAGCTGAGGCCGTGGCCACGGGGGTTAGTGAGGTAGAGACTGTCAGTTCGAGACCAGGCGACCCACTCGAACTCGGCCCAACTTCTGGTGCTGGGTACCAATTCAGATGGGCTGGATCTGCGGCCAAACTTTCGCCAGGTTCATATATCTGGAAACGCGCGTTTGCCCCTAATGTATTTAATGGGGTTTCCCCAGTCTTTACGCGACTAGTTGGTATTTGATAGCGACCTTCACCAACGAACATGCACATTTCAATGCGCTGTTCGCGAGGGGCTGCAAAGTACCTTCGACTCGGGGTCGCAAAATCTGGATAGCGTGCTGGATTCATCCCGAAACACTGAGTCCGGATTGAGTTCAGCTTAACTTTATTGCCTTTTGAGTTTGCTTCGTCTAAACCTCGCCCTTGTCGCGTAGCTGCCGGGGTCTTCTGCGTAGGAAGCTTCGGCATTAAAGCTTTGAGCGCCGCTTGTGCGCCAAACACTAATGCGAATGTAATAGAGAACGGATCAGTACCTTTTGGCACCCTGAATATCTCAACAGAGTCTGAAGGAATGATTGTCTTTTCAGACCAAGCAGATGGCATTAAAGGTTGCTCATTGACAAATATTGCCAGCGGCAAAGAATTAAGGTCAACGCATCGACTTATGCCGTTTGCGTATAACCATTCAAGCAATGACCATTCATGCTCAATCGCATGAACTTCTTTTGCCCCGCCTTCCATTACGCTGCTGAAGATTTCAATCATTGTGGAAAGTCACTCGCACATGGTCGCGCAACCAAAGGCTCAATCGGAGTTTGCGTGCGCTTTTCTCAGGGTTGATTTCCAGTATGAACAATTCGTTGTCAATGTCCAACACCAAAGCGACGTGTACGCAGACTTCACCAATCATCACAGCCGCTATGGCGCCATGCTCGGCTAAGCACTCTCTGAGTTTACTGGCCTCAGCCCTGTACGCTCGTGTGAAGCTGCGTGGGTCGGTATTGCGCAGTTCACCGTACACTGGTAGCACTGACATACCCATGTGTTGGCCACGGGCCTCGCGGACTAGCCCCCAGCAGTCATACTCGACCGGCCCGCGTCCACCGTCGACGTACACAGCATTTTCGAGGTAATAGTTTATCCAGCTCATGTGATATACCGCAGGCCAGGTGCGAAGTCAGCCGTCAGGTATCGACGGGGATACGCAGTCATAAGGATATTGAAGTACCCGCATTGTAGGTTAGCTATGACCCCTTCTAGCTCGCCACCCAGCACAGTTAGACGGTAGGGACGTTCAGACGGTGCAGCTTTATTGCTCGATAGCCAGGTACGGTAAACAGCAGTGACCGTGGCGTTCGCCTCAGTAGATAAATCAACAAGGTCAGTGACTTCACCGGTTGTGTTGTCCGTGGCAAAGGTTAGCGTCTGATTGCCCTTACCGTCCTTGGCAGGCAAGTTAATACCGAGATTGATAGCCCTGAACAAAAGTAGACGCCCGTCTTCAGTTCCAAGGTACTGATCCTTGAAACCATTGATAACGTAGATAGGCGAATCCCATGCATCGCATATCAATTCGAGCCCGCGAATGTAAGCGACGTTTCCGCCGCTCGCATTTACTTCGGCCAGTATTTGGCTAGGCATCAGCGGTGCACTATTACGCTGATTCGGGCATTGTCAACTACGGAACCGGCGCTATCACGCACCTGTAGTGTGAACCCCGAGGTCGTTGCAGCCACACATTCAACCTTTCCAGGCTGCACACCTGTCGACCCGAGAATGCCAGGTGTCACCGTGTAGTTGGCATCTGGCAGGGGGGTGGCTACGCCCAGTTCATTCACGAATGTGTAGTCGTACAAGCCAGTGCTTGCGCGTACGGCCGACACACCTTTCTGCATCAATGTGCCCCCACCCGATGCACCGTTGAAAAGGTTAATCGCCCGGCATTGGTACTCCGCAAAAAAGCCCGCGTTATCGATGCAAGATGCCGCTACAGATTGACCTTTTGCTTCGTATTGCGGAATTATCTGGCCGCCAAAAACACCAGTAGAGAACACCAGTTTACCGGAGCGATTGGCAGAACCGAACGCGCCAAGAAAGGTACGAACGTCTCGCACCGCAAGGTTGCGGTAATAAACTGGCCCCAGGATCATCGAACTGGCTGCGGTGCCAGTAGCCTTGAAAAGCGACGTTGAACAGTTGACATCAAAAATCTTAACATCAACCTCAATAGCAAACGCCGAAGTAGTGTTAAAGATCGAAGACAATTCAAGTGTGCGCCCAGTTGAACCGGCTGGGATTTCCTGGTACACAACTTGGTTCAAGAACTGACAGCCTATGCCAGCGTTCTGAAAATCAAACAATACCGCCCCGGCCCCGATACTCGCATCCTGATCGTGGAAATAGTAGTAAGCATGGTTGACTTTAATAGCGTTCGATTGACCACTGATAACAACTTTAGCGTTACCAATACCCGGCGGGATATAGCTTCCGAAGGTAATGCATTCGCACACCAGTTGCTCTACGACCATGTTAAAAACCGGGCTAACCCAGGAGAACGGCGAACCGCACCCGCTGAACGTATATTTCCCTAGGTATATCTGGTTGCTTTCGGATCCGGGAAAAAATGTCGACTCTTTGCGGAATGCGTCAAAGATCAAACCGCCAGCCGTAGAACCGGAAGCAGGAAACCAGCCGCCGTTAAAGATACGCAAATCCGTGCCGAGAAACGATTCCCACAAATGGATAGCCTGAATACCCCGGTGACGGAAATTGCAAATGTTCAGACCTTCGGCGTAAAAGTGAGCGCACTGGTCAAGCACTAGTGGAATTTCACACCCGTAGGTTTCCGTACCGACTGGGCGGAAAGGCAGGCCACCGTCAAGGGTAAGGTGTGCCAGGCCGCAGGCGTACGCCTCTTTAAAACGAAACATTTCTTGGTTAATAGCCGTGCCAATATAAACGATACGGGTATTGAACATCCCCGCGCCGATTATATTGATATTATTTTTATTCACTAGCGCTCGTTCAAGCGCGCCAAAATTCACGCCAAAAACCCCAGCTGGCAGTTTAATAACTTTGGCTGGACTGTACAGATAAGCGCTCGTGATATCAGCTGTACCGCCTGCATCAGCAATGCAAGCCAACAACTTAGCAGTCAGGTCAAGTGTCGGCTTAGAGTTCTGCACCCCTGTTGCATACGATACGGTAAGCTGTGTGATTTCTGCGGGCGTCAAATACTCAACTGCAAAATCAATAACGTGCGCGCCCTCGAAACGACTACGCAACGTTTTCCCCAACCCGCCGTTTAACATTTTTGCCACGCCGATGAGCGCTGAACCCTTTGAAGCATCTGTCAGACTCGCCAGCTCAGTACGCAAAATGTTATCTGCGGGGAGGATCTTGAATTTAGTAACCTCTGTCGCCCAGTTGCCCGTCGTGACATACGGCAAAGTTGTGCTATCGGCTAATGTGTACGCGGCGCCATCACGTACGATGTATTGGTTTCGACTGGTAAACTGAATCCCAGGACCATAGTCAGCCAACCAAACGTAGCCGATACTTGAAAGTTGCGCTTCAAATTGCGCCTCTCTACCTTCCTGAGCGTCATTGAACGCTTGATTCATACCCTCGATAGAAAGCTTTAACACTCCAAAACGATTCGGATACATCGGGTCAAGCCCTACCGAATAGTTATCAAAGTTCGTCGCGTTGTCGTACAGATCTTTAGGATCTTTCGAACCCAACGGGTTGCCAGTATTATAAGCCATGGTTGGTTCCTTTAAGCGTTGGGCCATTGTTCGTTAACGGCATAGTCAAATGTATCCATGTACGTTTGGTAAGGACTATCGGGCCACTGTTCGTTAACGGCACGATCAAAAATATCGGCGTACAAAACGTATTCAGGCAGTATCTCTGCCCAACCTTCATCAAGCATAGGTTCAAACTGTATCTCAAGAACCGCACTATAACGCCAAGCGTATCGACCGACTAGTTCACCCTTTTCCGGCGTAGTCCGCAACCGAACCACAAGATCATCAAAACCCATAGGCGTGACCAAGCGCATAGTGAACCAACCAGCTTTTGCAACCTGATTCACCCATGCAACAAATAGACGCGCCTCAGTTTCTGTGAGTATCCATGAGACTTCGGGGTAAAGTGGCGCGTCTTCGAATTCAACACGCTGCACAGCTCTACCGACATCCATATCTGTTGAGCGTATTTTGTTCACTGGGTTCAGGGCATACCCGTCACGCAATGGCAACGGTAGCCCTGTCTTGCCATAATCTGGAATCATTCGCCAACCGCCCTAAATCCGCCTTTGCGTTGCAGTGCTTCGAACACGTCACCCTCTGTGAACAGCTTGTTGACCCACACGTCTATGACTTCCTGCATGCCTGTTTCATCAAGGCGTGTTCGGGTCTGTCCAGCCTTAGAAGCGTCTTCAATAATATTAACCTGTGAGCCGCCATTATGGCGATTGCTTTGTGCGCTTTCCATATTGTTTGACAGCTTGCTGGCAGCACCTGTGGTGGTCACGCCCTCGCGTGCTGGCACCGCGACAGGGAAAGCGCCAACCAAGCCGCCGTCCTGATATCCGCCTGCAAGCGCTTCGAGCTTGTCAACGCCGATAGCCTGGGTCTGTTCCTTGGTGAATACGTATTCACCTTTGTGCACGATGCCTGCCACCGCGTCAGATGCACCGTCACCGGTATACCCACCGGTTTTGAAACCCTTGATCAGCGCGAAGGCTGCAAGCAAGGCCGCACCGCCCACAACAGCAGCAGCGCCAAACGAGCCGATAGACGCTACCAGGGCCGCAGGCAACCACGATGCCAGGGTTGTACCGGCTGCGGCTGTAGAAGCTGCTGTGGTGGTGGCTGTGGCTGTCAGGCTGGACGCGGTAGCGATAGCATCAGCGCCAACCTTAGCAGCCGCCTTGGTCCCTTCTGCGGCCACCGTAGCTGTAGTGATTGCACCAATGCCTGTTAACTGTATGGCTTGTGTGACCAGCCATTGTGCTGCAATGTCAGCAATCGCTTTAAGCACCGAACCAGCCATGGTGGTGCCCAAGTTTTGGAACGCTTCACCCACAGTCAACGCGCCAGTTGCCAGACCTTGAATACTGCTACTCAAGCTAGTTGTTGCATCGCCCAAAATACTTGACGTGGCGTCTGCTGCCTGCTGCTGGTAATCGGTGGCCGTGTCCTTGTAGTTCTCCCAGGCACTCGAAACACCAGCAAGCCAATTGTTCTGTAACTCGTCCTGCTGGTTGTAGTAGTCCTGTTGAAGAACAATGCGTTCGGCCAAGGCTTCTGACAACAGGTCAGTTTCTTTTTTGTAACGCGTTTCTGCTTCAGGGTCGCCAGCCAAAGTTGCGTCTTTGTACTGCTTATACAGTTCCTCCCGCTGCTTTTGGTAATCCTGCTCAATCGCAAGATTTTGCTTCAGGCGCTCTTTCAGCTTGTCGCCCGCACCTGCACCAATCAATTCAAGATCAAAGCTATCCTTGGTTGTCTGGTTACTTGCGCGCAAGTTTGCTTCGTACGCTGCCAGCTTGGCGGCTTCATCATTGGCTTTTACCAATGCTTTGCGGGCGTCAAGCTCAGCGGCAAGGTTGCTCAACTGCTCTTTTTGTGCAGCACTGATGCCCTTCAGCTTGCCAGACTCGATATCAAAGGCAACCTTCGAAACCTCGGTAGCCTTTGCACGTGCCCCGGTTGTTTCGTCGATGAGTTCAATCTGACGACGGTATCCGGTTATCGCATCGTCACCTTGCTTGAGGATGGCCTTTGCAGCATTGGCGGCGGCTGTTGCATCGCTCTTTGCTTTTGACGCTGCTGTCTCGCGGGCCTTAGCGGCAGCTGTGGCAGCGTCTGCCGTCTTCTGCTGCGCGACAAGTAGTTCGCCTTCGCCATCCTTAAGACCTTTGATCAGCCCAGCGCCTATGCGGGCTTGGAGCTTGTCCGCTTCGGTCTTCTTGTCTGCCAGCAAAATCTGTTCTTGGATCTTTGCCGATAGTTCGGTGTAGACCTTAGACGCGGGTATCTGTACAGGGGCTGCTATAACACCGTTCAGCTCGTTGATTTTGTCAACAAGAGCTTGCACACCTTGGCGTGCACCGTCGAGTTCACCGCGAGCCGTGACCAACGATGCGTTCCATTCGCGTTGCCTTTGGTCATCAGGGAAATCTTTGATGAGACGGGCATACTGATTTACAGCTGATTCAGCATCGATAGCCTTGGCTTGCGCATCCAGCAACTGCGCATTGATACCCTGCAACGCTGCTTTCGCTTGGTTCTTTGTGAACCCGTCAAACGATTGATTCAGATAGTCGACAGTTTTGGCCAGGCCATCCGCTTTTTCATCAGCATCGTTTGAGCTGAAGGCGAAGTAAGCAAGTGCAGAAGCAGCAAGGATTGCCACGCCGACGGGTCCACCAAGCAATGCCATTGCACCGCTTGCAACCCGTGCCGCACCACCCAAAGCAATGAGACCTGTGGCCGTGGTTGCCGACACGCCAGCCATACGAGCAAGGGCCAATTGGTACTGGATCGCCTGAACTTGTGCCGCAGCAAACGCAATGCCAGTACCTGCCACACTTGCGGCCAATCGTGTAGCCAAGATGCCAGCAAGTACCACAGCCGCCTGTGCTGTGGCATCAATCACGGTCTTGGTTTTAGGATCAGCAAGCACAGCGTTGACAGCCTGCAAAGCTGTCTTGGCGCCATCAAGGCTACCCTCACCAGTCAACAGGCCCTTGATGGTGTTTTGTAGGCCTATCAGCGCCCCGCCAAACGTATCATGGGCAGCCGCAGCAGCACCGCCGTACGTGGATTCAAGCGCATCAAGGATGATGCCTTGTGCGCTCGCAACATCACCTACAGACTCGAAAGCCTGCACAAGCTTTTTCTGATCTTCAGTGAATCGGAAACCTTGTTTGCTCAATGCCGCAAGGCCAGCGCTCGGTACATCAAGCGAGCGCCCTACAAGTTCTGCGGCACCCTGGATAGTGTTGCCCGTACGCGCCGCCATATCCGCAGCAGCTTGCAGGGCACGTGGGAACTCTTTACCAACAATGCCGGTAAAGGCCAGAAGCGCGGTTTGAGCTTGGTTTACATCGCCGCCAGAAAAGTCTGTAACGGCCTCCATGGCATTGGCCATGGTGTTCAATTGTTCAGCGGTATAGCCCGCAGATTGACCAGTCGATTTAAGAACAGCCGCAAGTTGCGCTTGTTCTTTCTCCGCGTCTCGGGTCTCAGTAATAAAGCCGGTGAAGATAGCACCAACGGAAATGCCGCCAGCGATGCCCCCTATCACACCGCCAAGCGAAGTCCATGCGAGTGACGCCACATCAGCAGCGTCAGCAATACCCTTGGCGTTCTTTTTTGCGGCGGCTTCAGCTTTGTCGAGGGGGCCAGTAAAACCCCCGATGCGGGCGATCAGATCAAGCGTAAGTGTGCCAAGGCTAGACGCCATCTATACCGCTCCCATCTGTGCCGCAAGTTCTTGGATTGTGATTTCACGCGCATCCATGTGCGGTGCAAAATCTTCAAGGTGGAAATTTGGATCGCTTGGTTTAGACCGCAAATTGTAGTTGGCCCAAAGTGCGCACAGCCTGGCCACGGCCACTTCGGTTCTGAATCCTGTATTGAGCGAACCGCGCTTGGCGCGATAGGCCGACCACATCAAAAATTCATCCCAACGCATTTGCACTTGAGCTTCAGCGACTGTGGTGCCACCAATTCCGTTTAGTACAAGCTCACACCACAGTTCATCTAGATCGCTTAGCTCGCTGGCTTTGCCAGTTTTTGAACTTCACCGATAGCCACCAAAAGTGCGTGGGTCAAATCAGGGTCAAGGCTACCACGGCTTTCTGGTAGCGGGTCGCCATCTTTCCAGTCTGCTGGCTTCGGAACTTCGCCGGTGATATCAGCGACAGTAAAAACCGGTGCGCCGAACTCATCACAAATACTTGCGGCGATCCGGCAGGCCACAGGATCAGCGCCGTTCATGGCTGTCAAACCACCGACAGCCGTTTGGTAAGACAAATGGCGCACATAGGTGGTCATAGTATTGCCGTTCCAAGTAATCTGCTTTTCAACAGGCTTATTGGAAAAGGCGTTGGATTGGGTCAGGGTGGCGATGCTCAGTTTCACGATGCAATTACCTTTGGAATGAACGCGGAAAGGCCCGACTGTTGAACAGTCATTGCGACACTAACCAGCGTGTTGGCTTGGAAGTCAAACGGGAAGTCCGAAATGTAACCGGCGAAGGTAAGCCAGGTACGTGTGGTTGGCAGCACGAACAAGCCGTTACTGTCAGCAGTCGGCACAACACCTTTGCCGTCAGACCAACCAATAGCGAATTGAATGTCCGTGTTTTCGTCGCTGTCGTCGGCGTACAGTTCGTACAGGCGCACATGCGATGCGTACTTGGGGTCAGCCATCAGGTTGATGGTTGCACTGCCTGGCGTACGCAAGCCCTTTTTATAGGTCTTGGTGGTGTCGTCAATGCAAGTATCTTCCAGTTGGTCAGCAGGTGCACCACCAGGCGTGAAGCCGGTAGGGCACTGCACTTTTACAACTTCTCGGGTGTCGGGGTCGACAAAGTACAACTCCGACCCCTGTGCAAAAATGGACATGGGTTATGTCTCCTAGCGGTAAGTGATCCAGTCAGCGTCGAAATCATAACCGAACGCCTTAGTTTGCGCATCTATTTCAGTGTTGCCCCATCGGACGATAGTACATCCGTCGACTTCCATTATGTCACGTAGCGCGCTAGTAACAGCCCACAGTTGCGCTGAAGTCTTCGCCCAAACATTTACTTGAATGCTGAAGCTGTCGGCGTCGGGTCGGTCTGAAACGTTGTTGGCCGGATCGCCGCCTATGTTCTGCCAGGTGACGTACGGTAAGGGTGGAGACAATGGTGCCTCACCGAAAGGCCAAAGCCTGATGGAACCTTTATCGTCGGTCAACAATGCAACCACGGCAGACGTGGCCATTGCCCGTGCATAAAGCGGTGCGTAAAGCATCAGCGTTTACCTGTTCGAATTGCGCGAGCGATAGACTTTTCAAGTTCAGTTACAAAAGCGTTCGTCACAGTGTTGATGTTGTCGGCCATCGCAGGGCGTAAGAAAGGTTTGGCTGGGGAAACCTTTGTGCCGAATTCAAGAAACCGCCAATGCGGTGTCGCTGCATTCTTGCCATCTGGCACAGCTTCACCCTTTGGAATACGCGCACCACCGCGTACACCGATTCGAAACGCGATATCACCGGTCGCCCTGAACCTGCGATTGTTCCACTGGATCACGATATTGGAAGCAATGGTGCGTTCTGTTTCAGGGTCATCATTCTGTTGAACGTTGCGCTTTGCAGCCTCAACAATAATCAAACCAGCTTTACGCAACGATGAGCGCCCACGTGTTTTACGCACGTTCTCAGTGACAGTGCGCAGGTTGAGCAACACACCGTCAAGACCCGTCAAACTGAACTCAACGTCACCGGCCATCGTTCACCCCATCAGTGCATTGAATGCGGTACTCACGGCGCCCAGTACTATCGGTCTCAGGTGGCTTGATGTTGTACACCAGACCATCCCACAGAATACGCATGTCAGCGCGCAACCCTGGAAACCAACGCATGTTGATTCGCGCAACAGTTTCAGCCTGTTCAGCGTTGGCCGATACGAACTCACGCCCAGCCCCTGTAAGCACCTCAGCAGGTACACCGGCTTGAAACACTTCCCACGTAACAACTTCAGAGCCGTCGCCAGGGTCACGGGTAGTTACCTGATGTTCGATTGTCACGCGGTGGCGGTACTTACCGGGATTCGCTGCGTACATCTTCAGATCCCCCAGCCAATGCGCTGTTGGTTCAGCAGGTTTTCAGCAGCAGGGTTTGCCGTGTAGCTCGTGCCGACAATACCCGCCGTACGGTTTTCGTAGTAGTCGGCAAGGATCAGCTTGATCGCCTGCACGACGCTTGCGGGCACAGGGTTGTTCGGCTCGCTAGAAACCAGAGGGGCACGATGGCAGCGATCAAGCGGCAATGCCCATTCAGCAATGGTGCCTTGGTTGGTCTTCCAAGGGTTCAACGGATTGTCTTCAATCGCAGGCCGGTTCATGTACGTCGCCGCGCAAGACTCAGCCGCGTCAATGCAATCCTGAATGATTTCATCATCGAAATCATGGATCACCAGTAAATGCGCTTTGGCCTGTGGAAGCGTTACATAACTCATCAGTTCACCCGTTTGAATGCAAAGGATGTAATCCCCTCACGACCCAACTCTGTTTCAGCGTGGTTGACTTCGATCAGTTCGAAGCCCTGCGCGGCGCACCACTTCACAAATCCGTCAAAGGTCCAGTAGTGCAGATGTTCGCCAGGCTTGTAGTGCTTGCTGGCCAACAGATCCGCCAGGCCAGTATAGATGGGCATTGACACAAAGAGCCAGCCCGATACGCGCTCAAGCAATTTCTCGGGCTCAGGGATGTGTTCCAGGCTATCCCAGCAGGTCACGGCACCAACATAGCGACCACTGTACACGTACGGATCGCCAAAGCGCCCTTGACTGATCAACCAGCTGCGCGCCTCGGGGCATACATCGAAGCCCATACCACCCGACTCAAGTACGTAGCGACCACCACCAATGCCAATATCAAGCGTGCCATTCGGTTCAACGAACTTGCTAACTAGTTCGATGCGCGCACGAGTTAAAGCCGTAGCCATGGGCTGACTATCAAGCTTGCGGTAATGCTCGAAGTACCCAGCGTCATAGCTGATTGGTGGGCCGCTATGCCAGCCGTAGCCAAGCGCCTCACTCCAAAGCAAGGTATTTGTCAGCCCAACGGGTAAATGTCTCGGCATGGTTGCTTATCCTTTTATCGCAATTATGGTCTTTAGATTTGCACCGACAGAAATTATCGGGCACTGAAAACGAAACTGTTGTATCTGGTGGGCAAATCAACTCAGGTGCGTTAAAGCCGCCTTGACCCCCGCAAACTATCCAGGCTGGAACCTTGGCAGCAATGCAGGCCGGTACAATCCAGCCAATGCCGCCGATCACCGCCGATGCACCGGCCACCAGCGCGAGCAAATGCATAACGTCAAGCTGACCCTGATGATACTCAAGATGCGCAGGTGGCGCCTCACCAACAATAAACTCTTTGCCATGCTCAAGGTCAGCGACAGATATCACCGTGTAGCCCCGCCGTGCCGCTTCAGCGCTCGCCCACGCTACGTACTCAGGTTCAGGGTTGCGACTCATGGCCATCCACTCTGTGCGCAGCGTGACGGGGCGCACAACCACGTAGGGAGTGTTAGGGCCAATAGACTTGGGCAGCGGCGGTAGGTCCATCACGCCAGGCGCAACCCTGAACGCTTTGGTCATACCTTGCAATATCCCTTCGCCGCCATAAGCAATGTTCAACTGTGTGCCGTGCCGTGGCTTGTTCACCCACTGGGTTTGACGCCTGATGTTCTTTTGCTGCGTTCGAAGGTTGGTCACGGGGCGGGCGCATTGGACGTTGGGTAGATCCGCGACCAATTCTGGCCATGGCGTCTCGTAGCACACCGAACCTTTCAACTGTTTGATGAATGCGCGGGAGTAGATAGCGTCCCCCAAGCCCCTCATACCATTTACCGTGATCATCATTCACCAGTTAAAAAGAACCCGCCGTTAAGCGGGTTAAAGTGAGGGTTCTTGGTGGGCCAAACAGGACTCGAACCTGCAATCGTCCGATTATGAGTCGGCCGCTTTAACCGCATTAAGCTATAAGCCCAAATTCCGCATGTGCGGGCTGCGGTCAGTAAGGTTGGAAGCCCAGTGTTCCGCGATCTTTGGCGCTGGTTGTAGCTGAAAGCGCTGACAAACGAACCTTAATCATTAATTACGAATCTGTCAAATAAAAATAACCCCGCCAAAGCAGGGTTATTTAGGTCGTGCGACCGGTGCAATAGTGTCAGATGGTGGAAGCCGAACCCCAATCGGGCACACCGAAAGGGGCGGCGCTGGCCAGGCCGTAGTGGTTGCTGATGGCGATGAGGTTGGAAGCGATCAAGGTATTCGAGGGTTCACTACCCGTTCGCCACTGCGCCAGCGTCAGTTCGTGCTTAACGCTTTGTACGGCGTAGGACTGATCGAACACAGTAGCGGTTGCGTACTCGACGCGCTCCACAGCCTGGGCCGCGAAAGGCACCAGACACATTGCCAGGGCCATACCCAGATAAACCATACAACGTTTGATCATCATGCTTGATACTCCATTCCAGTTTGATTGCTTAAAAGAGATTGCAATGTAAATCATTAATTACGAAAGTGTCAAAGCTTTTTCTAACGTCATGCGCTCAAAGCACTCAAGCGCTGTAACCCTGCTGGCGTTGACAACGCGGGTCGGTTGTAGCTGGCGTGCAACTTTGGCGAATTGCTCGGGCCACTTGGCAATCATCCCAGCGTTGCCTAACCCTTTCGGGTGCGATCCGTGCCAATGGCGTTGGCCGTCCCCACCAACCTGGCAATCGTACCCAAGCATAATGATTAACTCGGCACCGTAATGCTTTGCCATCAAAAGTGCCCCGGCACCAGAATTGAGACAACCCGAACCAAACATCGCCCGGTGCGCCAGGTTTGATTGGCTTGAGCCAGCGCCGCGTACCCGCAGACCCTTGAACACCTTTGACACTTCCCCATGGTGAACTTGCCACCACGGGGTATCCATTGCGTACAAGGCGTCAGCCCAAGGGGCCAGCCTGAACGTGGTGTTGGTGACGATTACGCGCCGGGTAGTGGGGGCGGCAGATCGCCAGGCAAGGGCGGCGGCAACGTCTCGTTCGTTGAGACTGGGGCCGCTGGCGATGCAGATGCATTCTTGCCAGCCCGTGGCGCCTTTGGCGGCTTGCCTGCTGCCTTGGGTTGCGGTGCCTTGCCGAGACTGCCCACCGTAGGCACCGGGGCTTTTGGCGCCTCGGCCTTTGCAGGGGGTTGCTCGCCGTCCAGATCGGGGCCGACAAGGCGCGAGCGCCGCAAGGCTTCCATGGTAATGCGGTCAAAGCTCACCTCATCACCTTTGGCAACAACGCCGTTATGGTCGAAACTGCGCAATGCAATAGCACGGGGCATAATTAACACTCCAGGGTTTAGAGAATAAAAAGCCCCAGCCAACAACGCCGGGGCTTCAGTTCGATCAGCTCGCCGGGATCAGCTCGCCTTTCACGAACGCTTCATCGCGATACACGGTCAAGCCTACGCGTTCTTCGCACAGGATAGTTACCATGTTCTTGATGAAATCGTCTTGGTTTTCCGACGCCACTTGAACCGAGATATCTTCGCGGTCCCAGATCTGCGCGCCTTGCTTGAACGAACCCACCAAGAAGTCACCAGCGTCCATTGCTTGGGTGGCAACTACCGGTTGACCCCACAGGGTTGGAGTGGCCACGCCCTGCGGTTGGGTGAACAGGTAGTTGTTTTGGTCGTTCTTCAGCAGTTCGATGGTGGTCCAGTCGATTGGTGACAAAACGATACCGTCGGGGTCCAGCTCGGCCAGCACAACTTGCAGCATTGCAATGCGCAGACGGTCGATGCTGGTTTCGTTCTGAACGGTGACGCCAGGGTTCACGTAGTCGCTGGCTTGAGTGAACAGGCCGTTGATGTTGATGCCAACACCGGAACCCTTCAGCAGCTGTTGTTCTTCCTTGAGCATCAGGCCATAGCGCAGACGGTTGTCAATGTAGCTTTGCAGCATTGGAACGTCGGCCAAAACCTGGCGGCTCGCCTTGATCCAATGCGCGATGGTGACGATTGGCGCGCTTTGCATTTCGAACGTGATGTTCGATTCGGGCTTCTGCACGGTTTCCGACACGACGTTGGCATTGTTGGCGAAACCCGACTCACGCACGTACTCAATGGAGTTGGACGTGGTGCGGCCAGCAGCCAGCAGATCGCGCAGGAACAGGCGTTGGTTCAGGGGTTGCAGCATGCCGATGCGCTGCGGCTGGATGTTGACACCAGCCGAACCGGGCAGGCTGGTAATGGCCATCTTGATAGGAACGCTGAACGAACCTTTCACACCACGGCACGCCTTGGCCGCGAAGTCTTCGAAGCCTTCATGGGCGGTGAACAATTCACCCAGGCTTTCAGACTTGGTGGTCTTACCTTCGGCGTTGTCGAGCTTGGCGATCAGTTGTTCAATGTTGGCCTGGCGAACTTTGAGTTCGCTGGATTCAACCAACAGTTTGTCAACGTTGTTTTTCGCTTCGGTGGAAAGATCCTGCGAAGCCTTCAACGCGGTTTTGGTTTCTTCGGCGTAAGTCTTCAGCTTGTCGCCGGTTGCTTTCAGGTCGGCGTTAACTTGCGCCAGTTGTTCGTCAATAAGTGCCATCAGAAAATGCTCCGCAGTGATTTGGAAAGTTCAAGCGTTTCGTTGTCGACAGCGCGGGGCATGTCTTCAGGGTCGGCAGCGTTGTGCATGCCTGTTTTAATTTGCTTCAGCAGTGCGCGCCGTTCGCTTCGCGGCATGCCCGATTGCGCAAGAGCGCGATCAATTTGGGCAGCGGCTGTTGCACTACTTTCGTTAGTATCATGCAAAACTTTGTCAGACGCCAGCAGTTCGTCAGCAAAACCCTGTTCAACTGCATCAGCGCCTTGAATCCAAGTTTCAGCGTCAAGCATCTTGACGATATCCGCCAAGGCTACACCGGAACCCGCAACATAGATTTGAGCCATGGCCGCATCAAACGGTTCAAGATAGTCGGCCATGGCGCGGAAATCGTGGCGGTTGCCAGCCGCCAGCGTCCAGGCGTTGTGGATCATCAGGAAAGCCGAAGAACCAATCTGACGTGTATCACCAGCCATGTAGATAACAGACGCCGCAGAAGCCGCCATGCCAATAGCCTTGGTGGTTACGTCACCTTTGTACTCGCGCAGCAAGTTGTAGATTGCCAGGCCTTCGAACATGTCCCCGCCTGGCGAGTTGATGTAAACCGAAACATCAGCACCGTCCAGCTCACGCAACTTGGCGGCAATCTTCTTGGCCGTCACACCTTCGCCGGTCCAATAGTCTTCTCCGATCACGTCAAAGACTTCGATCACTGCGCCGGTATCAACTTCAGCGCGCACCGTGCTATCCCAACGGTTCAGGGAGTTCGCTGGAATATCAAAGCGAACTTCAGCACCGGGGCGTGCTGTCAAACTTTTTGGCATACCTTTACGTTTCATTCGTCGGCACCGTAGTTGGTTGGGTGGCGCGTGGCTCACCTAGTTTATCAAGTGGCACATATGCACCGTTCACTGTAAGCACGTCAGCATTCCCACCCTTAGGCGGCATGTTCTCTTGGCGGCGAATCTCATCACGCGTGACCACGCCGCCTTCCACGTTCATCTTGTTCACTTCGGCGCGGGTCTTGCTATCTGCACGCAACAACCCCTCAACGTTGAATTCAGCGTAATAAGTAGCGCGGTCGGCCAGCGGGATCAGTTTAAAATTGATGTACTGTTCAATGCGGATGAGCCAGGGACGCAAGACGAACTTTAGGAACCCCAGCATCTGCTGTTCAATACCTGTGCCCCAGTTACTTACCGCCGTTCCGTGACCAACCATCGAAGGTGGCACACGGAACCACCGGCAAATATCTTCAACGCTGAACTGTCGCGACTCCAACAACTGCGCATCCACAGGGTTGATGCCAAGTTGCGTACCCTTCATCCCACCTTCAAGAATCGGAGACTCACCAGCGTTCATTGCGCCACTGATACGTCGCACCATATCTCGAAAATCGTCCCGGTCTTTAGGGTTAATTTTCGTATCTAGACTGAACGCAACAGTAGGCATCATACCTTTTTCAAACGTGCTGTTCGAAGCGTTGGCAGCAGCCAGGGCAGACCCGAAAACCTGCGCCCCGTATGCTACAGCCGACACCCCCCAATCACCGTTAAGCGTAAACCCCGGAACCCTGAATACTTTAGATTCTGCAATCTCGCGCTGTGTGCCGTCGTCGTTCTTGTACCGATAGCGCCGCTTGCCTTGGTACTTATCGATGGTCAAGCGGTTGGTGTCGAGGTAGTACAGTGCAACAAGCCGCGTGCCAATGAACTTCATTTCAGCGAAACCGTTACCGCCCATCAACATCGAAACAAGCATAGCTTCCCAAAACACCGTTGACGTGCTGTCAAGGTTGGGTTGCGAATGGATAAGCCCGTACACAAGATGGTCACGGGCCACTTCCCTGCCGTCTGGCGTACGCTTGTACACGTGCAGGGGCAGCGTAGAAATAGTTTCAGCGATGAGCCGCACGCAGGCCCACACCGCCGATAGTTGCAAGACAGTGGTTTGATTCACCACCTGGCCCGCAACGTTTTGATTCCCAAAGAACTTCCAAAAATCAGCGTCCATCAAATCAATAGGGACGCCAAGCCAATCAAGTAGCGCGGCCTTTACCCGGCCAGGTTTCTTTAGCTTGCTCATACGGTTAGGACGTCCCAGGGTTTAAGAGTTTCTTCCTCGCCAGCCATTAGAACACCGACGGCCATTAAGAATGCGCACATATCATCGATCTTGTCAGGGCTCTTTTTCTTGTCAGGCGCCATGTTTAAGTTGTCATCGCGGCGCGCAATCAAGTTAGATGCGTTCCAGTTTAGCAGGGGGTCGCCCCCGTGCGCTACCTTACCGGCGATGTAATACCGTTCAAGGGTTTGCATTGGTGGGTGATACGACTTAAAACCCTGAACAAATTCAACCATAGGCACCCCAGCTTCCACCAAACGGTTGACCAAATCGCTTGCGTTCCACCGGTCAAATGCGATGTTTTGCACGTCGAAATTATCCATAGCGTCAAGCACGCAGCGCTCAATAACCCCATAGTCCGTCACATCGCCTTCTGTGACGATCAGGTAACCAGCCTCAACCCAGCCAGCATAGTTGATGGTGCCAGCCTCCTTGCGGCGCTCCACGGCGCTCTGTGGCACCCAGCGCCAGGCGTACGTGTACAGCATGCCATCGACCAACCACACCAACCTGAACGATGTGAGGTCGCCAGTGCTTGCCAGGTCGAGCCCACCGTAGCACGGGTATGCCTTCAGCCACTCAAGGTCAACTTTGCCGCCACACTTGCCCCACTTGTTCAAGTCGACCCAGCCGCCGCCCGTAGAAGCCGCACGGTTTACGCGCTTGATCAGGAACTCGGCCATCTTGCTTGGCATTTGCCGAGCCTCAAGCGCTTCAGTGCGGATGGCTTCAGCAAGCTTCGGGTTAACGTCCATCAGCGGGTTGGCTTTGATCCATACAGCTGGGTCGAACGGGTTGTCTTCCTTGATCTTTGCGGTCTTGTCAGCGTCATCAATCTTGAAGAACAGTACTAAGAAGTGGTCCATGTCGTGACCAAAAACACCCTTCAACAACTGTTTGCAGAAGTGACGTAGCTCGCCCCACGGGCCAGGGTTGGTGTAACCCTCAGTTGTGGTGTACAGGAATAGGGGGTTATCGCGGGCGCCTGCTGCGGATTTCAACACGTTCAGTAGGTCAGCGTTCTTGTGGGCGTGGATTTCATCGAGCGCCACATGCGACGGGTTCAAACCATCTTGGGTACTAGCCTTGGCGTGGATTGGCTTGTAGGTGCTGCCAACATCCTCACGCGTGATCGCCTTCGCCCAGGTCTTGACGCCGAATTCTTCGCGTAGATCGGCGGTCATTTCGACCTGACGTTTCGAGGCTTTGAAAATAATTTCAGCTTGGCTGTAGGTAGTGGCCGCGCTGTACAGCTGTGCGCCTGGCTCGGGCTCGCAGCACTGGCAATAGTTCATGATGCTACTGGCCAATAGTGACTTGGCATTCTTTCGTGCTACTGCAAATAGTGCCGAGGTAAAACGGCGCGGGTGGTACAGGCCATCCCATCCGGCGATGTACATACCTTCAGTCTTGCGAAACCCAAACAGCTGCACCACGAAAAAGATGTGCGAAGGGTGCATGGTGATCGTCGGGGAACCCCAAGTGCCTTCAACGTGTGGCAACAGTTCGATGAATGAACAGGCGTCGTTAGCGTGCCAGTCGTCAAAGATGAACGGCGGGTTCTTGGAGTTGGCGCGCTTCAGGTCATCAAGGAAACGTGCAGCCGCCTGGCGCATCAATACGCCGTGCTTTTCCCGCTTCTTATCGGCCACGGCTTCCTGTGCATACGCAACCGCGATGGCTACAAAGTCCACATCATTTTGGTCACGGGCTTTCGCTATCGCAGCGGCGAGCGTTGTTTTCATCGCTTATGGAATTCCCGAACCGCTATATCCCAACCAATACCGTCAAGCCACACGGCCAAGAAGCCCGAAACGATACTTACAAGCATGAGCCAGTTTTCCATAATCGCACCGGGGAACAACGTGCACAGAGAAACGAGTGCAAAAAATACAGACGCTTTGTAAGCGATGTTCATAGGGGGTGCCCCTTCATGAAATAGCTGACTACTGCCAATACCATCATACCAATCCACGCACAGACGCCCCACCAGCGGATAGCGTCCATCGTGAGGTTGCGCAAGCTCCCATCAGCTTTGCGGCGAACCCCAGCCCGATCAATCGTGTCACCTTCCTGGCCAATACGCATTGGTGGTGGCTCAGGCAGTTTCGGCTTCGTCATTTACAACCCCCTTCCGATCATTCCAGTTGGATAAATCGCCCTGATCGCTTGGGGTTGGACCGAATGCACCGCAGCCGTTGCATTCAACCCATTGCGTAACATCAAGATCCAACGAGCCGCAAAACGGGCACGGCGACAACTGATCCTTTTCACGATGCGTAATCATGCTGGCTTTCTCCCACGTCCACTGAAGCCGTTTGGTTTTTCCTCGGGCTTAGGCCCATCACCTTTAACCTTACCTTGAGCAACCGGCGATAGACCGAAATCGTTGTGCAGGTTACGCAGTGTGCCGAGCATCGACGCGCCTGGCGATTCACCAGCCGAATAGAGTTGCACGATCTTGCCATGCAACGCACAGAGTTGGGCAAACGATGCAAGCGTACCCGCCGTCAATAGTTTCATTTCGATCAGGACAGGCGCCAACCTGTACCACTCGTTTTGCGCGTGGGCGTTTGGCAACCACAGCGGGCAAAGTGGAATTTCTGTAAGTGCAGATTCGTTGATAGAGATAGACGTATCTTGAGATAGCCTATCTGCACGTTGCGTACCTCTAAGATGAGATACGTTTCCTTCGTTTTTCTGTGTCATGGCAATGTTACCTTATAACAAACCAGTTCAATGGGGCACTGACTGCGCGAAAAAAGAGT